ACCCGCCCCTGTGCCATTACCTGCCCCCGCACCGACTCCCGAACCGACACCGATTGATAATCCCGGAGAAGAGAACTCAATTACAGATGACGATGACCTATCAATAACTCAAGATGATGTTATCGTGACTGATGGTGGCACAACAGATTCCACCGAAAGTGATGATTCGATAGCCACAACAGACGAACCAACCGAAGAAAAATCCAATATGGGTATCTTCGCTATTGTAGGTCTTGCCATCGGAGGAATCGGTTATTACTTCTTTAGTAAGAAAGAGTAGGGTTTTTATAACTGTTTGACTCATTGAAGGGCGTTATCATGCCGACCCGAACTAAGAAACTTATGTTCCGACCAAACGACAAATGTTTGTTTTGTTCCGCCCCTTTAACACGGCCACCCACCCACCTACGAGCCTATTACTATTGTGGCGATGATTGTTGGAAACCTTGTAATCGTTCAGTTCGTTTTTTCAGTCCCGAAACACAGAAAAAGAGTGGGCGAGGAACTCCTGTTCATTTGTTAGTGAACATTTGGTGGGTTTTGTCTAACGCTGACACACCCCTTACAGGTGCATTGATTCACGAAAGGGTTGTTGCCAATTTTGGCGACCATACTCGCATATCGGCTAAAAGAGGCATTCATCGTTTATTGAATTATTTCAAACCCGAATTTTATGAGAGATTAGATACAAAACCGATTGAATACCAAGTGGTAAAGGATATTCCGTTCAAAGATGCCCTCAAAACTAAATTTTCATCAGCAATCATTAAATACCAAAAACCTGTCCCCAAGAAACAGGGGAACACACCATGACCAAAAATTATCGTCAAGCGGCAGGTTGCATTTTACTAAACATTGATGGCTCAAGCAAACCTCGTATTCTTTTGCTTCGTCGTTCCGTAAATGAAACTTCTATGCACGGACTTTGGGAATTGCCCGGTGGCAAACTTGAAGGCAAGGAAACCCCTGCCGAATGCGCCCTCCAAGAACTCCTTGAAGAAACGGGTCTTGAACCCGATTGCATCATTCGCACTATGCCCCCTCACATTGATGATGATATGGAAAAAACCTATCATGGAATTATGGCTCGTATTCGTGGCAAAGAACCTAAAGTCATATTATCCGATGAACACGACAAATACAAATGGATAACTCCCGAAAATGCACTCAAAATGTCCGAACCACTAAGCCATCATGCGGAATTCCTTTTCAAGAAATGGAAAGGTCTTAACTGAACATTTATTAACCCGTTTGAACAAAAGTAAATTGCGACATAAGTGGGGCTACCTCTCTTCGGGATTTGTTTTGCGACAATGACCACGCAGGTTCGCAAGGGATTTTCTTCATTTTCCCACCCCTCCTGCATCCCCTTCATCCGAAGTCATAGATACTTCGTTTTACAATAGATAACCAATGGCGACTGTCATTCTCATTGATGCAGGTTATTTCGTAGGCCGTATGCAGAAGCATTGGTCGCCTAAAGGCAAAATGCGTCGAGCGCATAATCAATTCAAGCGCAAGAAAATCAATTGGTTTCAGCGAAAATATCAATTCCAAAAAGCCCTCAATTCCGATTTAGGATTCTTAGAAGTCACTATGTCAAGAATGCGAGTTAATCCCAAATACGATAAATCTTGTTCCGTCATTCTTTGCTTTGATGGAATCAAAGGTCGTCAAAGAAGGGGTGTCCTTTACGATGCTTACAAAGCCAATCGCACATTCGCCGCCGATGGTGCATCCACTCACGAAGGCAAAGATGTTCGCCAAGTGTTTGAGTCAGCAGGTCTTGAAGTCAATGACTTGAAACCAAGATGGGAAGCAAGATATGACGAAAATTTGGAGGCTGATGATTTAATTGCGGAATTATGCCTCGCAGAACTCCTGCAACAAAACGATGTCGTGATTATGTCGGGCGATGCTGATTTATTTCAAATGCTTCGTTATCCCAATGTTCGTCTTCATAATTTCCGTCAAGAAATTACTGCCGAAGATGTGGAAGAAAAGTTTGGAGTTAAGCCCGAACATTTCGCTGATTGGAAAGCCTTAGCGGGTGATTCATCGGATAACATTCCGGGTGTTCAAGGGATTGGTGAAAAGAAAGCGGCTTCTTTGTTATCCCAATATGAAACCCTTGAAAAGATTCCTTCCGAAGAATTTAGAACCTACTCCGCCGCCAACATCAAGACCTTATCGGCTAAATTGAAGCGTGTCCGAGAGGACAACAAATGGTCTAAGTCAAAATGTAAGAAGGATTTTGGTTCGGCGTGGGAAAAGATTGAGAATGGACAAAAGGTTTCGCTTAGTGCCGAGCAAGTGCGAAAACTAACTCAAGCCTTTGACATATCGGGTTATCTCATCTTTGATGATTATTACCACCGTGCCTTAACTTGGAAGCGTTTAGTCCGACTACCTTTTGGTGATGGACAACCGACAATTTAGATAGTGGGCGAACCTAATCCCAATCATGCCTACTCCAAAAAAGTTTATTGAACAAGTAATTCAAATGGAAACTTTCTTTGAAGATGAAGAACCCACTTATGATGAGTTTATGCGTTATCCACCTTTTGATAGTTTGATGGAAGACGAGTTTTCCCTCCAAAACATGATTAACGCTTATCGTGAAGGAAGAATCGTTTTCATTGTGACCGAAACGGCAAAATCGGATTTCAAAAAACAAAAAATATGCAATTTTATCACAAAAGAAAAGCCTAACATCGTTTTTACAATTTACAATTCTTCGCCAACCACTTACGATGAAATAGACCCTACGATTCTCAACGAAAATACTCACGAAGCCCTTATGAAAGTCAAACTTGAGGACATGGATAAAACCAAAGTCAATAGTGAAAACTATGTGGGATGTAAAAATTTGACTCTTGAACAAGAATCCGCATTTTCCTCCTTCATCGCAAAAACTCTTTATACAAAAACTGAAAAAACATGGGCGGGGCAGGGAAAACAAAGTCTTGTTGTCATTTGGGGGAAGCACAGACACCTTCTTTTAACAACCCCATATCTCAAAATTTACGAACCATTTAACACGAATTTACCCGAATTTGTTTCCAACAGGCTTACGGAACTTTTTGAAAGGGCAAAAGTATAAATACCAAATCTAAAAAAGAAGATAACATGACGACCCTATCCGACCACCAAGAATCCGATATTTTCTCTTATGAGAGAACATGGGATGATATTGAGGCTATGCTTGATAAGGCCGAAAGAACCCTTAACTTCCATCAGTTAAAAATGACTCAATATGCACCCAAAAGCAAAAAGTGGGTTTTTCATGCTCGCAATTACAAAGCCCTTCAAGGTGTTGTTAAAACACTACGATGGTGTCTTGGGGACAAAAATATCCAACACCCATTAGATTGATTATTCAATTGAGGTATCGCCTTCAACATAGGATATTATCCCTTCGGCAAATGCTCTCAATTGTTCGTGAGTTAGATTGTCAAAATTGACGGCGAAATCATAATCATCGTTATCAGCGTAAAACTCAAAAGTAGCGTTTTTTAGATAGAGCCATAAGCCCCCGAAATTTTCTTCGCTTAAGCACAGGTTTTCAATTTCAATTATTTTCCCCATGCACATTACTTAGACTTTTTGTTATCTAAAAGTGCATAACCGCATCCACATTCCCAAACATTACCGATTAAGGTCATTTCTTTTTGCTTAAATCTTGTGCTACAAACAGGACAATTCATTCTTTACCCTCCGTATCATGTTGTTCCCATGTGATGTTTTCACCACACGCCTTACGGTCAAGATACGCATTATAGTCCTCGTCAAAATCAGCCTCTTTTTCATGGCTTGAATTGAAAAGCACAATTTTTACAGGGTTTCGCCAACGATAACCCGCCATAGCAAGCATTTCAAGCAAACCTTTGATTCCTCTATGTTGATAATCTCCGACAGTCACTTGTTGAATACACTTATGCAACAATTCTTCGTCAATCCGAAGTTCATCCATGCCTTCTCATTAGTGGACTGTGTATCTAATTGTTTTGTTTCCTAAGCCTTAGATAGCAGGATTGCCTAAATTGAGTCATGGGTATGATTTTAGATGGCACAGAATTACCCGTTTGTTGTGGAGTAGGTTTTCGTATCTTTCCCTACAATGGTGATGTAATCATCACTTGTGATTCAAACCCCTGTAATAAAAGTAAAACATTGAATAATTTGAAAGATGGCATCTTGTGGGAAGATTGCGAGTATTGCGGTGGCGACCTTTACGAAGAAACTAAAAAATCAACAAAGGAACTTCCCGACGATGTGGAGGACTTAACCGTTTGTGAGGGTTGTTGGGAAAAACATTATGCACAATTTGAAGCCGAAGACCAATCCGCTTATTGGTTTTTGAAAGGTGAGATGCAAAGTCGTGCGCCTCTAAACGAAATGGATTTAGAACAGATTATGGAGATGCTACAAAATGTTCCTAAGAAAGAAATGAACGAAGCGATAGAACAAGCGGAAATGATGGGCGATGAAGCGGCGATGATTGTTCTTGTCATGGCGGATAACAAACGCAAATTCCGAGAAGAATACGCTTCCGAAGACGAACCTTCCGTTGAGAAATACACTAACTTCTTTGCCGGGCTGAAAGCCCAAAATCCCGATTTAGCAAGAAAGATTGAATTTTCTGTAAAAAACTATGATGACTTGCCAAGAAAAGAGATTGAAAGTGCAGGGTTTGATTACGACAAAATTGAAGAATGGGTTGATTTAGTCGGTGTTGAAGATGAGAATTTACAAGGTTATGAATCTTGTTCTAATTGTGAAGGCGAAGGCTATGTATTGACTTCTTACACTTCCGCTACACGATTTGACCCTGCCGATGGTGACGGAGAAGATTGCGAAGAGTGCGGAGGGACAGGAATGATAGACCCTTCGGATTACATGGATAAAGAAGGTCAATACTATGCTGAATCTTGGCTTACCGAAGGAAAATGTGCTATTTGTAATTCACCTTCAAAATTCACCGTGATGACAGCAATTGGTGAAAGGTCATTTTGTTGCGAGGCTTGTTATGCGGATTATGTGGGGCTTCCTGTTGAGGAAGAAGGTTATTATGGATTGGCTTCCGAATACAAGGCCGAAGAAACAGAAATGGATAGAGCGAAAATAATCTTGGATAACATCATCAAAGATGTTTGGCGTGAGTTCAACATGGGTTCTCGTTGGCGTTATACTAAAGAAGATTGGTTGGATGCTAAGGTTTTAGAAAATGACGGGACTCCGACAGGGTGGCTACAAACTCCGCAAAGGAAAGAGTATTACAAAAAATCCTATCCTATCCGTGATTCCGATTTACCGTATGAAGAATATGAAGACGATAATGATGTTGGCTACACATGGTCGCCCACCGAATTAGCATTTGAAATGGTGGAAAACTATCAAGACAAATTGAGGAAGCGATATGGAAATCATTCCATAAAATTAGAGTTAGAAGAGGAAGCGTGGAATCCGAGCGCACGACTCTATATGAAAATATCAATCGGAAAAGAAACGATGGAACAGAATCAAGCGGCTGAAACAAAAATTAGTAAGACTTGCCCTAACTGTGAAAAATACGGGAGGGATGCTACTACGGACTATATTTGCGATATGTGCGCTCAATGTAAAGGATGTTGCGAAACCTCTTATGGTTGCTATGATGTAGCAATATGTAATGACTGTGATGGCTCTTTTATCGGAAAAGATATTGATGGTTGTTGCGGTTCATGCGATGACTGTTGCGAATGTGACCAAGACCCAAGTATGAATGCTGAATCAAAATCAATGAATTCTTATCTTTTGGGCGCAGGTATTTTTGCATTAACACTTGGTCTTCTTTCCCGAAAACGATGAGTTATACTCTTACGAAGTAAGAGTCTAACTTGGATTCAACCTAAAACCCACATTTATTTGATTTAATTCCAAATTTGACAAGAGGAAACTTTATTAACTTGATTACCCCACCAAAAATCATGTTCCGACGCAAAAAGAGTCCGACCCGAATTCAAGAAGCCCTCAAAGATGGTTGGTTTGATAATGAAAGAGGAATTATCGCCAATCTTCCTTATGCTGATGTGATAGGAACATCGGGTCAAGGAGGAAGCCTTCGTGTTGATTACGCTACGCTCAAGAAGATTTTCGGCAAGCCTTCCGTTGATAACAAGAATGGAAGAGGTTGTAAAATCCGCAAGGAATGGATTATCAGCATTGATGGAGTCGTTTGCACTATCTATGATTGGAAGCAGGGCTACGATTACACCAAGCCAAAAGGAGGAATGCCTCTCAAGGAATCTCGATGGTCTGTTGGAGGTTCACACCGAATCAGTTTCCGTCTTGTTCAAGGAGTTATTGATTCGTATGTGGCGACAGGTATTCTCCCGAAGGTTGTTCGCTTAAATGGAAACAATGAGGGATGGTAATTAGGGTCTTGAACCCGACCATTTAGATACCCCTTTGCACAATGTAGGAGTATGCCCTGTCGTATCACCATAGATTCAAACGAAGGGGAGTTTCTTTCACACATTTTGAAGCATGATGAGAAGAAGCGATTGCCTGTGGGTGATGTTCTCCTTGAATGTGGCGATACTGATTGGGTCTTTGAACGGAAGACATGGGGTGATGGGCTTAACTCATGGAAGTCAAAGCGACTCCAAGACCAAATTGCTCGTATGATAGAATCTCACGATAACTACGCCGTCATTGTGGAAGGGAAGCCCGAAGACTTCTATTCCCCAAGCCCCGACGATTGGGGGCATTTCCGTGCGTTCCTTAACCGTGTTTCCGTTGAAGTGTGTCCTGTGGTCTATACAGATACAATTACTGAAACGGCTCGCTACATCAATTCATTCAAACTAAGATTAGAGGATGAATCACAAGGCCATTTCGTGCGCCCTGTCACCGCCGTAAAATCATCTCGTAATGCTCATCATAACCTTTTACAGTCCATGCCCGGAATTGGAAGAGAGAAGGCAAAATCACTTTATGACCATTTTCCGAATCTAAAATCCTTGTTTAGTAATTGGACAGCCGCCAAAGACGAGAAAATCGTTGTGGGTAAAACTTGGGCGAAAGTGGAAGCATTCATCAACAAAGAATGGGGAACGACTCCTAAGACACCCGAAGTAATCCGAGAACGGAAGAAAAGCGAAAGCACTCAAAGAAATCTTGATTGGTTCACGGAGGCATAAACATGAAAATAGAATTATCAGCCAAGACCGCTAAAGCCTTTGTAAAAGGTGTTGAAAATATGACCGACATGATTTTATTATCATTTTCTAAAGGTGGTGTCAAAACACGAACTCTCAATTCCGATAACACCGCCCTTCTTGATTTGGAAATCCCGAAAGCATCCACCGAAGTTTATGATTTCGGAGAAGATAACTCCTTTGAAGTAGCCTTATTGATTGCTGATGTGAAAGACATGACGAAATCACTTGTCGTTAAAGACACTCTCTATATGGAATACAACCTTGACGACCCGACATGGCTTATCCTGTCAGCAAATGGTGTGGAGAAGCGTGTTAGGTGCAAAAATGCTTCTTTGATGAAGAGGCACAAAGTTCCACCAACGGATTCTAAGTGGTCTATGGAAATTCCATTCAAACAAACGAAAGCCTTTTTGTCCACTTGTAAAGACACTCCTACTTTTGAGGTTTCAATCAAGCATGATGAAGGCATTCAATTTCAATCTAAGAGTAATGATGAAGAAACTTTGACGATGGAATTATCTCAAGATGAAGTCAATCTTCATGCCGAAGAATCGCAAACATGGATTACCAATTTGACCCCTGCCAATTTACTTTCCCTCTTATCCGTTGCATCAGCCAAGACCGTTATTACTTTGAAAGGTAGTCACTATGCAGTTATCAAAGCGGAATGGAAGGAAGCGGGTTTAATTCTTAACGGATGGATTGCCCCTCGCACATCATAGGAAGTGAAATTATGCAAAACAAGAAACCAACCATGTTTGAAGCCGCAAAGAAAGTAATGGGAATTATGGAACAATTGACCGCCCGACAAATTATTGTCCGATTGAAAGATAATGGAAGAAAGGAAGTGCCGACCCCAAGACAGTTAGCCCAAAGATTCCGCACCGACCAACAAATCAATGTCATAAAATCAAGGTCGAAGAAGGATGAAACCATTTTTCAAAAGATTACAGAATGAGGTCTTGAAGGCTATTCAATTGGGTCTTGAAGACAGATTTTTGATTGTAGCCTCAACATTTAGATAGTTCCAAACACAACATTAGTTTCCCGCCGATGGCGCAGTTTGCGATTATGATAATTCGGCGGAGAGGAAGTGATATTATGCAAACCAAACCATTTAAGTTATCGGACAATTTCGTAGCCAAATATAAAAGAAAGAAAGCACCTTTTGGTTTCAATGGTTTGGGAGAATTAGTGTATAATCGGACTTACTCTCGTTTGAAGACTGATGGTAAAAACGAACAATGGTGGGAAACTGTTCAGCGTGTTGTCGAAGGCACATTCAATATGCAAAAGAAACACATTGATGCTCATGGTCTTGGTTGGAATTCTTGGAAAGCCCAACATTCAGCCCAAGAAATGTATGACCGCATCTTTCAAATGAAGTTTTTACCTCCGGGTCGTGGACTATGGGCTATGGGAACGCCGATTACCGAAGAAAAGGGACTTTTTGCCGCTTTGAATAATTGTGCTTTCGTTTCCACCGACAATATCGCAAAAGAGTTTGCGAACCCGTTTTGTTTCCTTATGGATGCTTCTATGTTAGGAGTCGGTGTAGGATTTGACACCAAAGGTGCAGGGACACTTGTTCTCAAAGGCCCAAATAGAGAGCGAAGGATTGAAAATTGGACAATTCCCGATACAAGAGAGGGTTGGGTTGAATCAGTCCGTTTGCTTCTTGATTCTTATTCAATGGGAACAGGAATGATAGAGTTTGATTACGATTCCATTCGCCCCGAAGGAGTCCCTATCAAGGGATTCGGTGGCGAGTCAAGTGGCCCACAACCCCTTATTGAATTGCATAATGTTATTCGTGAAACATTGGACAAGGAAATTGGCAACCCTATTTCTATTACTTCCATTGTTGATATTATGAATCTCATTGGAAAGTGTGTTGTCGCAGGGAATGTGCGAAGAACGGCGGAAATTGTCTTTGGAGAACCCGACAATGACGAATACCTTGATTTGAAAAACTATGAAGTCAATCCACATCGAGCAACTTATGGTTGGACTTCTAACAATTCTATTTACGCCGAAGTAGGGATGGATTACAAGCCTTCTGCCGAGCGAGTGAAACTCAATGGTGAACCGGGATATGCTTGGCTCAAGAATATGCAAGACTATGGGCGCATGGCTGATGCCCCCGATTACAAAGACCGCCGAGCGATGGGTGGAAATCCATGTTTGGAACAGACTCTTGAATCTCACGAATTGTGTTGTCTTGTTGAAACATTCCCTAACAATCACGAATCCATTGAAGATTACAAAACCACTTTGAAGTATGCTTATCTTTACGCCAAGACTGTCACTTTGGGTAAGACACATTGGCCCGAAACTAACCGGGTGATGCTACGAAATCGCAGAATTGGATGCTCAATGTCGGGAATTGCTCAATTTGTCGCTAATTGTGGAGTCGGAGAATTGAAGAATTGGATGGATGAGGGCTATGCTCACATTCAAGATTTGGATAAAGAGTATTCCGATTGGATGGCGATTCCTCGTTCAATTAAGACAACAAGTATCAAACCATCGGGAACAGTTTCTTTGCTCGCAGGTGCTACACCCGGAATTCACTTCCCCGAAAGCCGATACTACATTAGAAGAATGCGACTTGGTATCAATTCATCTCTTGTTCCTTCCTTAGAGAAAGCGGGCTATAAGGTTGAACCTGCTTTTGGTTCGGAAGATACGACTTGTGTTGTGGAAATCCCTGTTGATGTTGGCGAAGGTGTCCGAACCTTAGATTCCGTTTCCATGTGGGAACAATTGTCCCTTGCGGCACTTGCACAGCGTTATTGGGCGGATAATCAAGTTTCATGCACCGTCACTTTTGACCCCGAAGGCGAAGGTGGACAGATTGCATCAGCCCTTGATGTTTTCCAATATCAATTAAAGGGTATTTCCTTCCTCCCTCGTTTGGACTATGGCGCATATCCTCAAATGCCATACGAAGCCATTGACGAAGAAACCTACAATGAGATGAATGCAAAGGTCGGTAAATTGTCTTTTGGTCGTGTCAAGGGTGAAGAAATCGTAGTGGAAAGATTTTGCGATAACGATGTTTGCGAAATTGACTTTAACCCGGTGGAAAACGAAGTCCCATCGGAATGATGTTGAGGTATTTATACCCGTAAGTCCAATAGTGGGCTTATGATGGATAATCCCGTTCTTGAAACGATGAGCGAACATTTGACGAATAACCACGATAACGATTGGCGTTTTGAGTGGATTGACTATGACGGAATTGCTCTTAATTGTTATCTCCCCACAGACAGTAAAAATACTTACTTTATCGTTGATGCTTCCCATTATGAAATCTTAGAGAAGGGGAACAATATGCCTCAAATTTTGATTGATGAGGTCTTGACGGTTCTTAATGACGCTTTGCGTGTGGAAGTCGGTTGGAATTTGACTGAAAATCCGAAGAAGTGGGCTTAGAAAAATTTATTAACTAAATTCTATTCGTTCTAATTGAACGGAGATTCCCGAATCAAGTCGGCTCGCTACCGATAGTTAGGAAGAATTAGAAAACCCTTTTGGGAATTGGGGGTGAAATGCCCTCCCCGTTCCTCATTTTCAAAACCATTAGATACTAAACCCAACAATTGTTCCAACATGGGTCTTGGCGGTTTTGCGATTACTGAACAATGTCTTGAG